AATGCTCACAAAACATCTAAAGATATTAAAAAGAATGAAGCACATCTAGACGAAATTAAGAAAGTCACTGGCATTCAAGACGAAGATAAACTTCGTATGTATTCTCCACAAGCTGCAACTGCTTTAGAGAAACGCCAAAATCTTTCTGACGAATATGGTAAGTATGACAGAGCTACTTATCAACACAGCCCAACACCTGTTTACGCATTAAATGATTCAGCTGGACACACTGGTGACGAAACTAAACCAACTCCAGTTAAAATAGTTAGTGCTGATGTTACACCAACTACTGCGCAACAAAATAAACAAGATGACCATAACGAAAAAGAAATCGAAGGTGATCGTAAGAGTGATCGTGTAACTAAAGTTCTCGAACAGATTGCTGAAAATACAGGTGGTAAACCTGGACAAACAAATAAAGCTGATGCTAAAGCACAACCAGCAGGTGATGGTGGTTTAATGGGTAAGATTGGTAAAGGTCTTAACTCGCTAGGTGAAGGTGTTAAAGGATTAGCAGCTGGAGTTGGTAAAGGTATTCAAGCAATTCTAGAAGGAATCGCAGCAGGTGTTAAGGCATTCGGTAGTATGGATGTTCTTAAAGGTGCTTTAGTAATGGGTGTTCTTGGTGGTGCTGTTTGGATAATGGGTAAAGCATTACAAGAATTCTCTGAACTTGATTGGGAAACAATTGGTAAGGCACTTGTTGCCGTTGCTGGTTTTGGTGTTCTCGCAGCAGTAATGGGAACAGCTGCACCTCTATTAATGACTGGTGCTTTAGCCATCGGTGCCATTGGTTTAGCATTAGTTCCGTTCGGTATTGCCATGAAGATGGCTGGTGAAGGTATGAATCAATTAGCTGATGGTCTACAGAAATTAGATGCTATCAGTGGCGATAATTTATTAAAAGTAGCTGAAGGATTAGTAGCTATCGGTGCTGCTATGGCTGTATTCGCAGCTGGTCAAGCAGCAATGGGATTAAGTAACTTAGTCACTGGTTTCTTAGGATTCGTTTCTGGTCAGAAATCTCCAGTTGACCAAATGACTCAGATGGCTGCTGCTGGCGATGGTCTAGTTAAAGCTGGTCAAGGTATTAAAGAAATTGCCAGTGGTATGGCTGGATTTGCTAAAATTTCACCTGAGCAAATGAAAGCTGTTAATGACTTCCCTTGGTTAAAGGCAACTGCATTCGCAGCTGTTGGTGGAGCGATGAGAGTTGGTACTGGTGAGCAGAGTGTTGAAGTTTATAACAAATCTGCTAAAAATCAAGAAGGTGCTATGGCTAATCAAGGTGGTGGTAATACTCATAATCAAGTTATTGCTCCAACTACAAATAACAGTTCAACAACAAATCAAAACATTCAATTACCAATTCGTAATCAAGAACAAAGTATGAATCGTTACATGCATAATAGGTTCTCGTTCTAAAATGACAAAAGGGGACTTTCGTCCCCTTTCTTTTTGCTAAGACTAATTAGTCTTCTTTAGCAATCTTCTCGAAATAACTCATAACGTCTTCATCGTCATCATCGATAGAAGCTGCAACAGGTGCTGGTTTAGAAGCAATTGTTGGAGCAGCTGCAACTGGACGATCTTCTTCTTCAGCCATTTGAGCAGCAGATTTGCTAGCAAAAGAATCACCTGAAAGAACTTCTTCAAGTTTCTTCTTCAACTCATCATAACTCTTGAAGTTTTTACGATCCAAGAATTCAGAAAGTTTATACTGCTTATTAGCAATCGCCAAGATAGCTTCATCATCAGAAGCAATCGGTGCTGGGTCAGAGAAAGTTGACTCGTCGTAGTTAGTGAAACCATCTTTCTTGCGCATGCGCAATTTAAAGTTGGCACCTTCCCAGAAGTCGAATACGTTTACTGGCTTCTCATCTTCGAAAGTTGGACGAGCTTTGTCCATAATCTTATCGAAAATCTTTTTACCAAACTTAAACAAGAATACCTTGCCTTCGTTTTCTGGATGCTTAGGATCAGAAACAACCAAGATATTCGCAGTGAAACTTAGCTTACGCTTTTGTTTACGAGCGATTTCTTTGTTTGCTTCAGAACCAGAGTTCCATAGTTTGGTATTCAATTCACCAACAGGGTCGTTTTCACCCAAAGTAGTTAGTGAGTTTTCAATATACCATTTACCAGTTGGACCTTGGAATCCGTGTGAGAAAATGCGAACCCATGGGAGTTCGTCGCCTTCTACACGTGGGAGGAATCGAATCGTGGCAGTACCATTACCTGCTTTATCACCTTCTAGTTTCCAGAGGCGATCGTCATTGTATGACTTTGATTCTGATTGGGGATTAGCGATCTTCTCGAATTCTCCAGCGATTTTGCCAAAGTCAGAAGTGCGCATTTTGCGTAGTGTTTGAATGTCCATCGTATTTCCTTTGTATTAAATGTATTAAGATTTTGTATGTTGTATAAAAATTTCATCATGAATTTCAAGATCTTCCTCGAAAGGATCGTCATAATCTTCTTCAACATAACTATTTAGCGTTTTCATACCCCCACTTTTTTTGTTGTTGGCATGTTTTGTTTTTTTACCAGAACGCTTACCACTGGATTCGTCATCAAATGACTTCGAATTCTTTAAATAAGTTTTACCCATTTTATAACTCTGCTACTTCTTCCTTAAAATCAGTGAATACCTTTATCACTTTGTCCTTATCATATTTAACAAAACCTTTGGATTTTTCTATCCTACGAATTTCGTTTTCCCATAACAATAACATAGAACTGTTTTGCTTCCAACTTTGTATAACAGGTTGCAAATCATCAATAATCCTGACTGTTTCTAAAGATATCTGTTTCCCAAGGTATAATTTAAGTATACTTGAATATGTCTTATTTGTCAAATTAAATATATCATCTTCTTTGAGTTTATTCTTGTAAGCATCCATAAGGATTTTGTTACAATCATCAGCAAAGATCTTTGTAATTGACTGCTTTCGTTTATTCCATTCCAATAAAATGGTTTCTGCTTCTTCAGACGCATAAACTACTGCGTCATTACCATAGGCGAAGTTAGATGCAAAAAATTGGATTAAATCTCTATCCACTGGAAATTTCCTTGCAAGTTTCTCAAACCCATAACGATCGTTCCTCGCATTAAATGCTTCGCGTGTACCTTTAATGTTTCCTCTATTTTTAAACACATCGAAATCGTCTTTAGTGAAATGTAACTTAACAGCCATGTAATACTTGTATGCTTTAAATCCGTCCACTTCGTGCTTTCCTACAGAGTTCTCTCATCTCAGTTGTAAAATCTGGCGATATTTCAACCATTCGGCAATCAATTACTTGGACACCATGCATCGGTCTCGACCAAATAATAAAAGCCACTATCGCTGTCGCACCAAGTATGCCGACAGGAATAATCCAAATATCTTTAAACATCTTCCAACTTTGCTGTTTTCGGTAGGTAGTTAAGTTCTTGCATATCAATAGCGATCTTTTCTTTTAACGATTTATTAATTAACTTAGCAACATCGTCTGGTTCAAGAAAGTTTTCTTTACAATACTCAAGAACCGCATCCATATAACTGATGCGTTTCTCCCTAACCATCTGTTCAATATAAAGTGAAAATTCGTTTGCGTTTTTAAACATTAGCTTGTTTCTTCATAAAATATTCTGCTGCTTTTAAAGATCTGTTTAACTCGCTATACTCGTTGAGTTTCTTTTTATACAAATCCCAGATCGGGGTTTTTGTATTATCTGGATCCATCTTCCTATCAAACTTATCCAAGTACATCGAAAAGAATTTATCCATCTTCATTTTCTGACCAATACAAGTCCTGTGAATTTTTTGTAATTCAATAGGGTTTGATTGTGCAGATACAACTTGTTGATATAGTTCGTTCATTTTTCAGTTCCTTTAAAGCTACCATTATAAAATGCTACATCCAAGATGAGAGCATCAACCTCACTCTGTAAATGTTCGTTTTCTTTTTTAACATTATACAACTCTAAACGAAGCAGTTCCATCTCAGCTTCTTTCTCTACGCATTTAACGCAAAACTCAGACATCAACCTCTCCTCATTGTAGAAATATCACGTGCTTCTTCATCAGAAAAAATTGGAACGGCATTCGACTTATGCATCGTACCGATACCTTTGACTTTTGTTCCAGTATAAACTGGGTTTGCTTTTTTGGTGCATGGCGCACCTGAAAAGGGGAGACTCGGAATCTTAGGTGTCTCACGACAAGCAGTTTTTCCGAGTGAGTACACGTCACTGAGTTGTTGTGGTTTAGTCACAACAGTCTTTGTGGCATACTTCTTTAGTAGTTCCTCCCAAGACTTAGACAACTCCCGTTGCTTAGCCGTAGGCTTACGTTTCTTGGATCGAGGAACAGTGGTGAAGATCAAGTTCATAATATAATTATACTCTCAATTTAAGTAAAAGTCAAGCATTTTTCTTACTACAGTAGTAAGTATACTCTCTTTTTAATTAAATGTCAATACCCCATCTAAACCCCTACAGGTAAGAGGGTTATTTTCTTGCAGCCCAAACCATACAGACTGTATCGGTGGAACCATAGGCACAACGGACTGACATTGGGTCAATACCTTTAACTATTGCAGACTCTACACTAGACTTTAGTGCTTCATCTTTTTTAACATGGTAATAAGTTGCGCACAAAATTCCTGTAATTGCAACAAGAACTCCACCAATGATAAATGACATTGTGTCTTTGTTTGTTTCCATAGCATTTCTCCTATTATACATTACCAACTACCATCATCAATAACTACTCTAATTGACACGAATGCCAATACTGCATAGATTCCACGCATTTTGGGATTTAGTTCGTCAGGATGCATGAATTCAAATTTAAAACTCCAGTGAACTGGGTTTAACCCAAAGGTAACCCAAATCCCAGAATATTGAACATATTTACTTAAGGTCTTTAACATCGTCGCA